TACCTGTAGAATTAAGAGAAGAATTAAAGGACGAAATTGTTTAATGAAAAACATTTTTGATTGGCTTAAAGAAATTAATTATCACAAATCTCCCTCTACTAAATTCACTGAATCTGATTGGGAGGTTTGGAATAGTTATATGATTCATAGATTTATATCCATGAATAAAGATTATATCGAAATAGCTAATTATGTCCAAGAATTTCCTCCCCAAGAAAAAGTACTAATTTATAATGTATATAAAGAATTTCTACCTAAAAATAATAAGTGGAATAAATACATTAAATCAAAATCTAAATCTTATAATAAAGAATTATTAATAAATCTTTCTGATCATTGGAAATGTTCCCAAAGAGAAGTAAAAGAATATATAAGTATGTTGGATAATAAAGATATTGTTAGTATATTATCGGATCGAGGATTAAGTACAAAAGAAATAAAACCTTTACTAAAATGACAAAAGAATTATACACAATGTTAAAAACATCTGCTGAAGCAGATAAAGCTAAAGCACTATTATCACTTGACCTATTAGGTAATAAAGCTGTTGGCATTGGAGACCATTCAACAGAAGATTTTTATAAAAATGCTGAAGAAGCACTTATAAATCTAGTTGATGCTGATGATAGACTTACAACATTAGATACATATTTCAATATTAATAGACCAGTACAAGTAAATGGGTGATACAATAACTAAATACTACGAAATGATGAGTGATAGAGAAATTATGGATGCCAAACATCCAGAAAAAGCAGCAGTAAGAGCATTCGAAAAAGAATATCCCCTATTGTCAAGTGAATTCAAATCGATACAAAAAGAAATGTATGAAATGTTTGCTCGTAAGCATATGGATTATGGGTTAAATAACATTGCTTTAGGCGGAGATATCGTTAATAATAGCGATGATAAACAATTCTCACTAACTGGGTTGTGTATTAGGTTAACAGATAAAATATCACGTTTAAAAAATCTATTAATAAATGGTAGATCATTTGTTGAAGGTGAAGGTATGCAAGATACATTTATAGATATTGCTAATTATGGAATAATCGGCCTTTTAGTAGGTCGAGATAAATGGAAAAAATAGTTTGGCTAAAAAGATCCCAAAGATTATAAAGGAGATTAGAAATAATCCTCCAACCCCCGTTAATTATGCATATCAAAAGAATATATCATATTCTCAGATGTCCATATTTAGAGGATGTCCCCATAGATGGAAATTACAGTATAAGGATAAAATTAAACGTTTTACTTCTTCAATTCATACTGTATTTGGAACAGCCATCCACGAAGTTATGCAACATTATTTAGATGTAGCATATGATAAATCATTTGCTGCAGCTGATAGAGAAATAGATATAGAAGAGGATTTTAGAAGTAAATTTATAACAGAATACCAAAATCAATATGAAAAAAATAAAGAATCTCATTTTTCTAATGCTGGAGAAATGAGAGAATTTTTTGAAGATGGGGTTGCTATTTTAAATTGGTTTAAAAAGAAACGTAGTAGATATTTTAGTAAAAAAGGTACATATTTAGTAGGTTGTGAATTACCTATAATAATACCACCAAATAAAATGTATAATAATGTTTTGTATATGGGGTATTTGGATGTTGTTACGTACCATGAACCAACAGATACATTTAAAATAATTGATATAAAAACCAGTACTAAGGGTTGGAATAGTTATGCTAAAAAAAATGAGGATAAACAATATCAACTTTTATTATATAAACAATTTTTTTCTGAGCAGTATGGTATTCCTTTAGATAAAATAGAAATTGAATTTTTTATATTAAAAAGAAAAGTGTTAGATTGGGATGATGAAAAAATAATGTCGCCCCACCAAGCATATAGAGTTCAAACTTTTACTCCCCCTAGTGGTAAAATAAAGTTAAATAAAGCAAAAACTGCTATTAATAATTTCATTAAGGAATGTTTTAATTATAGTGGTAAAATCAAAGAATCAGATTACTCAGCTACACCATCAAAATGGACTTGTACTTTTTGCCCTTATAAAGAAGAACAAGAACTTTGTAATGAAGCTATACTCTACTGATATTTTGATATATGTATAATTAAACGTTATTAAAAATAAAAATTATGTCAAATGCGAAAAAAATGACACTAACAAGTGTTAAGGTTAAAAGTGATTTATTCGAGAATTTTAAAATTGAATGTGTAAGAAGAAAATTTTCTTTTCAAAAACTTGCTGATAGGGCTTTGTTTTTGTATCTTACAGATGATGATTTTAGGAAACAAATTACAAACCAAACTAACCTAGATTTATAAAAATAATGAATAAAAGTTTTAAATATATCCCTAAGGATAAAAGAAAAAAAATACTATTAATTTGTGATGATATAAGAGTACACTCAGGAGTTGCTACAATTGCAAAAGAAATAGTAGTTGGTACCTGCCAGCATTTTAATTGGGTTAATATAGCGGGGGCTATAAAACACCCAGAAGCTGGAAAAAGATTAGATATATCTGCTGCAACTAATAAAGAATCAGGAATTGAAGATTCTTCTGTATTTTTATATTGTGTGAATGGTTATAGTAATTCTTTAGAACTCCACAATATTATGAATATGGAAAAACCTGATGCAGTAATGTTATTTACTGATCCTAGATATTTTCAGCATGTATTTAATATGGAGGACCAAATTAGAAAACAATGCCCTATAATTTACCTTAATATTTGGGATGATTATCCTGCCCCTAGATATAATCAACCCTATTATGAGTCTTGTGATTTATTATTTGGTATTTCTAAACAAACAGTAAATATAAATAAATTAGTTTTAGAAGATTGTGATAATTCAAATAGGATATTTAAATATCTACCTCATGGGTTAAATCATAAACATTATTACCCTCTTAATTCAGATGATAAAACATTAATTGAATTTAAAAAGCATATATTTAAAGGGGAAGAAGTTGATTTTACTTTATTCTTTAATTCAAGAAATATAAGACGAAAACAAATTCCGGATGCATTATTAGCCTTTAGGGTGTTTTTAGATTCTTTACCTAAAGAAAAAGCAGATAAGTGTAGATTTATTTTACATACAGAATTAGTTACTGATCATGGAACTGATTTATCAGCTGTAATAGAATATCTTTTTGGAGAAAGTTACTCAAAAAGTATAATTATGTCTAATTCTAAGTTAAGTAGGGAAAAATTAAATTTACTATATAATACTGCTGATGTTCAAGTATTATTAACCTCTAATGAAGGATGGGGATTGACTATTACAGAAGCATTATTAACTGGTACTCCTATTATAGCTAACACTACAGGGGGAATGCAGGACCAAATGAGATTTGAAAATAATGAAGGGGAATGGTTTACTCCTAGTAAAGAAATTCCTTCTAACCACAGAGGTACCTTTAAAAAGCATGGAAAGTGGGCATTTCCAGTTTATCCTACAAGCAGATCAATACAAGGTTCTCCTCCAACACCTTATATTTTTGATGATAGGTGTGCTTGGGAGGATGCTGTTGAAAGAATTAAAGAAGTTTATGAATTAAGCAATGATGAAAGAAAAGAGAGAGGATTAGCTGGAAGAGAGTGGGCTATTAGTGAAGAAGCTCAATTCACAGCTGAGGCTCAGGCTAAAACTTTTATAAATACTGTAAATGAACTTTTTGATAATTGGAAGCCACGAGAAGATTATGAGATTGTAAATGCTACTGATTATAAAGGCAAATTTTTAAACCATAAAATTTTATATTAATGAGTAAACCAAGTTATGTAATTAGTTGTCCTATAGATACTTATAGTGGTTATGGGGCACGTTCGCGAGATGTAGCCAAAGCTATAATAAATACTGATAAGTATGATGTAAAAATTTTACCACAAAGATGGGGTGATACCCCAGGTGGTTTTTTACAAGACCATGAAAATTGGAAGTTTTTAAATAAATATATTATACAAAAATTAGATTCCCAACCTGATATATTTTCACAAATAACTATTCCTAGTGAATTTCAAAAAGTAGGTAAATTTAATATTGGGATAACAGCAGGCATAGAAAGTACAGGTTGCCAAGCAGAATGGATAGATGGATTAAATAGGATGGATTTAAATTTTGTTTCTTCTCAACATAGTAAAAAAGTATTTCAGGATATTAAATTTGAAAAAAGAGATAAAAGAACTAATCAACCTGTAGGGGTAATTAAACTAGAAAAACCAATAGAGGTTTTATTTGAAGGTGTTGATTTGAATACCTACTTCCATAAAGATAATAATGATGTTGAACTTGATCTTTCAAGTATTAAAGAATCATTTTGTTACCTTTTTGTGGGCCATTGGATGAATGGAGATTTAGGTCATGATAGAAAAAATGTAGGGATACTTATAAAAAATTTCTTTACTGCTTTTAAGGGTAAAAACATATCTCCTGCTCTTATTCTAAAAGCGAGCACGGGTAGAAATAGCTATTTAAGTAGAGATACTCTCCTTAAAAAAATAAAAAGGATAAAACATGAATTTCCACATAATGCAAAATTACCTAATGTTTATATTTTAAATGGTAATCTATCTGATTCCCAAATGAATGATTTATATAATCATCCCAAGGTAAAAGCTATGGTATCTTTTACTAAAGGTGAGGGGTATGGAAGACCATTAGCTGAATTTTGTTTAAGTAAAAAACCTATAATTTGTTCTGGATGGTCAGGACCATTAGATTTTTTAAATCCTTCTCATACAGTATTAATTGGGGGTGAATTAGAAAATGTTCACCCTAGTGCAGCTAATCAGTGGTTACTTAAAGAAACTAAATGGTTTAAAATAAATGATAAAACATCAATTTCAGCATTAAAAGAGGTATATACTAAGTATAAACCTTATTCTGTTAAAGGTAAAAAACAAGGACAATATATAAAATCTAATTTTACTTTTGAACACATGCAGGATTTTATTGATAAAAAATTAGACGAAGTTTTACCCGATTTTCCAAAAGAAGTAGATTTATCTTTACCAATTTTAGAATCTCCTAAATTATAATAATATGCAACACGACGAAATAATAAAGTGCCCTAAATCAGGAGGTGATTTATGTTATAAAATAGAAGTTAATGATAAAATTACTAGCTATTTTAGTTTATCTTGTGGGTTTTGGACCAATAGTTTAATGGTAGCAGAATCGGAATTTTATCAAGAACAATGGTCAGTATTACCTGAATTATATAAAGATTTAGCTTGGACTGATCTAGATACTGGGCTTATATGGCTTCCTAATAATGTCAATCAAATTGAATTGGGTATGGTTTTTGCTGAGGGTCCTAATAAAGATGATTGGCATTGGGCATCAGTAAAAGCAGTTCCTTTAACTAAAAAAGAAAAAAAAGATCCTAAATATAAAGGACAATCTTTTAAAACAGATATGAGTACTATAGCTCATTTCCCTGAACGTGACTATATGGAAGCTCTTGATTATATTGGAGCATTAGTACCAAATGTAAAATAGATAGTATGAAAATAAGTTATGGAGTAACAGTTTGTAATGAACATAAAGAACTTCAACATTTAATAGAGTTTATAAGTCCTATTATAGATAAAGAAGATGAAATAGTAATTGTTTATGATGAAAATAGAGTTACAAAAGAAGTACTTGATATTTTAGAACACCATCAAGATAAAGTAAGAGCATTTCCCTTTAATTTTCAACAAAATTTTCTAGAAAATAAAAATTATATGAATTCCTTATGTAAGGGAGATTATATTTTTCAAATAGATGCTGATGAGATACCAAATGAGTATTTGATGTTAAATTTAAAACCCATTTTAGAATCAAATCCTACATTAGATATGTTAATAGTTTCACGTAAAAACCTTGTAAGAGGTTTAACTGAAGCACATATCAAAAAATGGAATTGGAGGGTAGATGAAAAAGGATGGGTTAATTGGCCTGACCAACAAAAAAGAATATACAGAAACATCCCAGAAATTCAGTGGACTGGGCATCCTGTTCATGGTATGGTAACAGGATATAAAGAATTTGCTACACTACCTGTAGATGAAAAATTTAGTATTACTCACAATAAGCAAGTAGAACGACAAGAGAAACAAAACGAAAGATATTATAACATTGAAAAAACATTATAAATGGTAAGTTTAATTATACCTTCTTATAGGAACCCTGATTGTTTAGACATATGTTTAAAATCGGCAATTGAAAATCAAAAACATAAAAACCAAATCATTGTAGCTATTGATGGTTTTATAGAAGAAAGCCAAGAGGTACTTAATAAATATAAAGATAATATATTTTTATTAAATTTAGGACAAAACCAGGGTATGCAGCAGGCTCTTAATTTAGCTGTAATGAACGCCACTAATGAAAAGATTTGTATTATAAATGATGATAATGTATTATGTAAGGATTGGGATGTAGCTATTGAAAAAGATTTAAAGAAAAATGAAGTTATAACTATTAACCAAATAGAACCATATAATGGTATATTTAACTTCCCAGTTAAGGATTTTGGTACTAATCCTAAGGAATTTGATTATGATGGTTTTATAAAATATGAACCTACTATTAGAAATAAAAAAATTACTCTTGATGGTGGTATTTTTCCTTTTGCAATGTGGAAAAAAGATTATATGATTGTAGGTGGTTTTGATGTTTTATATAAATCTCCTTTCATATGTGATTGGGATTTTTTCCTAAAACTAGAACTAAATAATAAAACATTTAAAAGAATACATAGTGCCCATTTTTACCATTTTGTTAGTATGGCTACTAAAAAAGGCAAAACTAAAGAATCATTTATAGCATCAGAAAATCCTGCTGCTCAAACTTATATGTACAAATGGGGTATACCACCTCAATTACATGAGAATAATTCACATAATCCTAAAAATAACACCCTTATAAAAGGAATAAAATTCGAATGAAAGTAATATATAGGATATCAGATTCAGGTTATAATAAAGTTAAACCTGATTACATTACAAATGAAGCATGTTTAGCAAATGCAGTAAAAGTATTTGATGATTGTGAGTGGTCTATTATAGCAGATAATGTTTCTAAAGAAACTAGTGATATGATTGAAAAATATAAATCAAAAGATCATATTTTATATGTTAGTAGAGGCAATGGTGCTGCTACATTTAATATTGCTTTAGATGAAGCGTTACAAATGGATGATAATGATACTGTTTATTTTTTAGAAAACGATTACATACATAAACCTAATTCTAGAGCTATTATAGAAGAAGGATTTGAATTAAAAGCTCACTTCGTTTCATTGTATGATCACCCTGATAAGTATATGCTTCCATCAAATGGGGGTAACCCTTATTGTGATGGAGGAGCTGAAAATACTAGAGTATATTTATCAGATAACACACATTGGAAAATAACTAATAGCACTACTATGACTTTTGCTTCAACTATTAAAAATCTTAAAGAATGTGAACCTATTTTAAGAAAATGGACATCAGGCACTCACCCAGATGATTTTAGAATGTTTATAGAATTACAAACACAAGGAAAAATATTAATAACTCCAATACCAGGTTATGCAACACATGGAGAAACAGCTTGGTTATCACCATTAACAGATTGGAAAAAAACATTAATTTGGAATAAAATATAATGGGTAGAAATTTAATATATAGTAGACTAAGAGACTTAGAATTTAAACCTAAAGTTTGTATTGACGTAGGTGCGTGTCAAGGTGAGTGGAGTAGTGAAATTAGACAAATATTTCCTGAAACATATATTATGGGAGTTGATGCTAATGATTGGAATGGTAATGGTAAATTTCCTAATACTAATGTTGGAGAAGTTGAAGTTTTATCTAACAAAGAAGGTGAGGAAGTAACATTTTATAAAAAAAATGGAGGTTACTGTACTGGGGATTCTTTATTTAGAGAAAATACGTATCACTATTCCGATGAATTTTTAATTAAGGAAAAAAGAATTACAACAACATTAAAGTCACTTTGTAAAAAACATAATATCAAAAAAATAGATTTATTAAAACTTGATACTCAAGGTTCTGAAATTATAATAATGGAAGGGATGGGTGATATGTTAAACAGTGTTGATTATATTGAGTTAGAGTGTTCAATAATTGAATGGAATATTAATGGATGTAAAATCGGGGACGTAATAGAATTTTTAAGACCCCAATTTGAAATATATGAAATTGCAGAGTTTCACAGACTTAATAATGTTGAGTTATTTCAGGTTGATTTAATCTTTAAAAACAAATATTTAATATGAAAAAAAATATATTAGTAACAGGTGTAGCAGGTCTATTAGGTAGTAGATTAGCTGATTGGATAATTGAAAACAAAGGCAACGAATACCAAGTAATTGGTGTTGATGATCTAAGTGGAGGATTTAAAGAAAACATCCACCCAGATGTTAAATTCTGGCAAATGGATTTAGTTAATCACCCAATTGAAAACATATTTGAAGCACATAAAATTGACTATGTATATCATTTTGCGGCATATGCCGCTGAAGGGTTATCGCCTTTTATACGTGGATACAACTATGATAACAATTTAAAAGCAACAGCACGCATAGTCAATGAATGTATAAAACACGACGTTAAAAGATTGGTATTTACATCAACTTTAGCAGTATATGGTCATGGAGATGGTGGTATTTTTGATGAAAAACAACAACAATCACCCATTGATCCTTATGGAGTTGCAAAGTATGCTTGTGAGATGGATATCCAAATAGCTAACGAGCAACATGGATTAGATTATTGTATAATTCGACCACATAATGTATATGGTATAAAACAAAATATTTGGGATAAATACAGAAATGTACTAGGTATTTGGATGTTCCAACATTTAAACCACCAACCAATGACTATATTTGGAGATGGAAAACAAACAAGAGCTTTTAGTTATATAGATGATTCATTAGAACCACTTTGGAATGCAGCTATTAAACCTGAGGCAAGTAAAGAAATAATTAACTTAGGAGGTGTAGCTGAACATTCAATATTACATGCTAATCAAATATTACAAACAGTAATAGGTGATGGTGAAACAATATTTAAAGAAGCAAGACATGAAGTTAAACATTCAATACCAACATATCAGAAATCAATTGATATATTAGGGTTTGAACATAAAACATCCCTAAAAGCAGGTTTAACTGAAATGTGGGAATGGG